TAAAAAATAAATATTAATATTAATTTTCTATAAAATGAAAACATCAAAACTTTATAAAGAAGAAAGAGCTGAGGTTATTGAAAAGATGGAAAGTCTAGTATCTTCTGCTGAAGGTCGTGACATGACTTCTGATGAGCAAGTAAGCTTCGATTCTTTAAATTCAAAAGTAGAGGAGTTAAACGGAATGGCTCAAAGAGCTGAGTCTTTTGAAAAACTTCAAGCTACTAAAGCTGTTAAAGAAGTAACAGAAAACACTCCAAAAGAGTTAAGAGATTATTCTTTTCAAGATGCTATGAAAGCTGCTTATTCAGGTAAGCTTGAGGGATTAGTAAAAGAAATGGACACAGAAGCAAGACGAGAGGCTCGTTATACTGGACAAATGTATAAAGGTATTGCAATACCAAGTTCTGTATTAGAAGCAAGAGCAATCACAACTTCTAATGTCAACGAAGTAGAAACAATGAGTTTTACAGACCAGTTACAAGCTAATCTCGTGTTAGCATCGGCTGGGGCAAATTACTACTCAGGTGTAACAAATATGAAGTTCCCAGTTATAAGTGGAATAACTACTACTTTCGTTGGTGAAACTGGAGGCTCAGTTTCTGCTGCTGGTTCTGCTTCAAGTTTAACACTTTCTCCTCAGAAATGTATTTCTATTGTTGAGATTTCTGCTGAGGCTATGACTCAAAATGCTGGTGTAGAAGCTGCAATTCGTAGAAATATGGCCGCTTCAGTTGCAGCTCAATTAGAGAAGAACTTATTAGCTGCAGCTGATAACTCAGACGGAGGTCCACAGTCAATCTTAGCTGATGCTGCTGATGGTGGTGCTACTCTTGATGCTGCTGCTCTTTTAGCAATGGAATCAACTGTATTAGGTAACAATGTACCTTTATTAGGTGGACGATTCGCTTATCTTTGTAACGCTGATGCTTTAGCTGTTATTAAAGGTTTAGCTCAAGTTGCATCTGTTTCTCCAATCTATGACAATAGAGATAAGACTATCAATTCTTACTTTAGCTTTGTATCTTCAAATGTAGGTAATAAAGCAAGTAACTTTGATTCTGTTTTATTTGGTGATTTCTCAAGAGTACACATTGCTCAATTTGGTGGATTGGATGTTCTGTTTGACCCATTCACCTCAGCAGCAAGTGGGGTCGGTAGAATGATTGCTACTTCATTAGTTGATGGTAACGCCGTCGATAATGGAACTGCATTTGTAGAAATACAAACTACATCATAATTTATTATTTTAACGGAGGGGTTTAGTCGCCCCTCCATTAATTTTTTTTAAATGGAATACTACAACTATAACTTTAATGCTTTTACATATTCAGATTATGTGACTTATGGTAAGCTAGTTTTAAAAACTGCACCAACTACTACTCCTATATCTTTAGCAGAAGCTAAGTCATTTTTAAGGATAGATTCAGACTTTGATGATGATAATACTTATATTACATCATTGATAAATGTTGCGACAAGTATGGTTGAAGAATTTACTAGAAGAAGATTAATCACTCAAACATTCAACATATTTTATGATGAGTTCCCTCCTTATATTGATTTACAAATAGGTGAGGTCGCTAGTGTTACACATATAAAGTATTATGATACAAGTAACGCTTTACAAACTTTAGCAACATCTAATTATGATGTAGATACTAAGATAAGACCTGGAAGAATCTATCAGTCAGAAGATGGGGACTTTCCAAATACATACGAAAGACCTAACGCTGTAGAGGTAGAGTTTGTAGTAGGTGCTTCTGCAAGTGATATACCAGCACCAATAATTCAGGCAATTTATATAATAGTAGGAAGATACTATGAAAACCGACAAGATGTAGTTACTGGTACTATTGTAAGTGAATTGCCTTTAATGGTTAATCACTTATTAACTCCTTATCGTTTGCTTGAACTATGATAATCGGCAAACTAGATAGAAAACTAAAGCTCTATAAACAAGTATTCACAACTAACGAATATGGAGAGAGAGATGTTACTACTAAAACATCTGTTACTATCTTAGGTAATTTTAACTATAAAAGTGGAAAAACATCTTTTGATGCTGATGCTTTGATAAATGATGAAACAATAGAATGTCTAATAAGATTTAGAAATGATATAGGTACTTCACCACAATACTTCATAAGTAACGGAACAACTAACTATTCTATTAAAAGCATCAAAGAAATAGGTAGAAAAGAAGCAATGCTTTTAACATTAGAACAAAATGATGTTATAGATTTAAGTGCTGTAAATACTTTCTTTGAATATACAATCAACACTAATAATACAGTTGATATTTTAAGCTCATCAGCTACACAGTACGGACTACCAACAAGAGCATCAGGAACTTATGACTTTGTTGTCGACTGGGGAGATGGTAGTACTAACACAATAACAACTTACAATGATGCAAACGGATTGCATACTTACTCTAGTGCTGGAACATATACTATAAAAATAAAAGGAGTTTTTAGTGGTATTATTACTTCCTTAGATACTGGTGTATGGAATGTTGGTAGAATTGATAGTTTAAAAATTTTAGATATTAAATCTTATGGACCTTTGATTATTCAAGACAGTCTAGCTTTTAAAGATTGTACTAATTTAACTTCTAGTGCTACTGATAATTTACAATTTAATACAACTGACGCTACAAGCACATTCCAAGACACTAACTTTAATGGAGTAGTTGATAACTGGGATGTAAGCAATATAACTAATTTTAGTGATTTCTTTCATGGTAGCCAATTCAATCAAGAATGTAATAATTGGAATATAAGTAAGGCAACAAATTTATCTAGTATGTTTGAGAGTACACCATTTAACAAAAGTTTGTCAAAATGGGACTTGTCTTCTGTCACAAATACTTCTTCAATGTTTGGAGCAAATACTGTATTTAATCAAGATATATCAATGTGGAATGTTAATAGTTTGTCATCTGTTGTATTTATGTTCTCAGGTGCAACGGCTTTCAATCAATCTTTAGCTTTATGGAATGTAACGGCTTTAAGTGGTAGTCAATTAACTTTCTTTGGTAATGGCTCAGGTTTATCTACAGCTAACTATGATGCTACTCTTATTGGTTGGGCTGCTCAGAATGTTAATAGTGGAGTAAGCATAAACTTTGGTACTTCTCAATTTACTGGTGGTGGTGAAGCTGAAGCAGCTAGAACTACTTTAGTCAATAAAGGTTGGACTATAACAGATGGAGGAACAGCATAATGAAAGAAATGGATAAAATAAAAAAACCTAAAGTTGATACTTATTGGATTATATTTGATGAGGATGACAAAGTTTTAAGCTATGGCGTAGTAAGTCCTATCCAAGTTTTATCAACTAAGGAAACAAAGATAGAGATGTACTTAGACAAGGAAGAATGGAAAAAGATTTTAAAATCTCACAATATAGAAGTTGAAGAATGATAGTATCAGCACAAATAGATGAGAAAGAGTTAAATTCTTTGATAAAGGATTTAGAGAAACTTAATATGTCTGATAGTAAAAATAAGACTCTATTAAGACAAGGTATGAGAAAAGCTGCAAAACCAATATTGCAAGAGCTAAAATCTATAGTTCCAATAAAATCTAAACAACTTAAAAAGTCATTAGCAATAATAAACGGAAAAAATGTAAAAGGAAAACCACCAACTATATATGTAGGACCAAGAGTAAAAAAATCTTTTGCAGCTATGGATAAGACTGGGTTTTATTTTTATTTCTTGGAGTATGGATTTAGAGGTATTCCAGGATTAAGGATGTTAGACAGAAC